CTGTAAAATAAGAAGAGAATATTTATATGACTTACGAAAACATTCTCATTTGACCAGCTGATCTTGCACAATATGATTTTCTTCTAGCCGCTCTTTTTGGCCCTGGTCTATTTTCAGTAACCGCAGTTGATAGCTTAGATCCTGGATTTAATCTACGATAAGCATTAACACCAGCTTGTGTCATACCTGCTCCAGATTTTGTAGATCTGAAATTTTTTTTGTTACGTGATGGCATTCCACCATCTTTAAGACCTAGTAGTTCCTCTACGTAGTCTCTCATATTATTTATCTATAAATAATACTACGTTTAATCCGCTTGTGTTTCCTCTAACACCAATACCGTCAATAATTCCTGTGCCGTTTCTTGCAGCATATAAAACACCATCTTCTGGAAGATTTAATGTTTCAGTTTGGTTTGCACCAACTCTTACTGGAATATATACTTCTGTATTTGTAGAAGAACTTACAGTTGTAGAATTTGCTAGTCCATTAATTATAACAGATCCAGCAGTACCAGTTGATTGAACAGCATAACCTCTTAATCTTGTTGGCCCTGTAAATAGAACTACAGTGCTAATGTTACTTGGACATATAACCGGTTTAACATCTGACTTCATTTTTTCTCCTTATGTTAAGGAGCTCCGAAGAGCTCCTTAAAATTAATTTATTATAGAGCTGCTAAAGTAGCTGCTTGACTATAAGTTACAACAATTCTTGCTTTACCTGCTGTTGCAGAGTTAGCAACTGTTATTCCATATAATTGAACATCATCAGTTCCTACAGTTCTCCACGCGCCCGCACTAGCAGGTACAGTTGGATCAACGATAGTTGCTGTAGCAGAAACAGAAGCTGCTGCTATAAGATTTGTTGCATTTGATGAACTTAAACCAACAGCAATAGTTGTAGTTGCTGAGTTTGCAAAAAGTTGCTCTATCATTATCACAACACTTAGTATCTGACTGTTCGCTGGAATTATAATTCCTAATGCAGTAGCAGTTGTTGTTGCATGTGTTAATGCTACAGTTGATGATTGAGTAAGAACAACAGCACCTGTGTTTTTAACGTTTTCTCCAAGTGTAGTTCCTGTTGTATTAAAAATATTTCCAGATTTTATTGGACCTGAAAAAGTTGTATTAGCCATAATTGTATTCTCCTAGTTTTCCTAATCTAGTCTCTAGGCCGTCGACTATACGCGTCTAGATCAGAAGTTAATGTATAGTAAATTGATTATAAATGAAAAAGGGGCCAGTGTAAACACTAGCCCCTTCTTTGATTGTCAAACCTAACTATTATGATGTAGGTAAATTTCCGTTACCGAATACACATCTAGGGTCAGAATAGCCGAAGCTGTATCTTTCTCTAGCTTTGAATCGTACGTTACCAGTATCAAAATCTCCTTCAAGAGCTGTTCTTAATGGAGCTCTTTCGAAGTGTTTGAAACCGTTAGGAATATCAGTCAGAATGAAGAATGAATCAGTATCTGTTAAGAAGTGATTTACTCTGTATCCTTGAGGTAACATTCCCATATTACCAATAGCGTTGATATCGTTATCCGCTGTACCCACTCTTAAAGGTGATTTAAGAATTCTCTCAGCAGTAAATTGTAATTCTTTTGGAATTATCATTTTAGTACCTTGAACTGCAATTCTTAATCCTCTCTCATCTACGAAACCAGCTATATCAATCAAAGATTGTTCTAGTGAAGTTTCATTCAAATCAGCAGCTGTTGCTAATCTGTTAGAGAAAGTATTACCATTTGCTAATGGGTGAGCATTTGAAATAAGAGGAACGCCATCACCACCAGTTACAGTTGTGAATTGTGCTTGGTTAAGCACAGCCGCAGCTTTAACTTGTTTAGTGTTTGACATTGATCTTGCCAATGCTCTTGTGTAACGACCAGCTAGTCTATCGTATAAGTTATCTTCAATAGCTTCTTCTGTAATAGCGAAAGCTAATGCGATAGTTTCATGCGTGTATCTCGCAGTGTAAGCTTCGTTTGCTTGGTCAAATACAACCGCAGCACCTTCTTGCTTAACTGGAGCACTGCCGAAACCTGATAACATAACTTCTTCTTCAAACGCTCTGTCTGAAGTTTCTGTTTGATAGATTTCTGCGTGTTCGTTTTCATATCTAGAGTACTCAAGTCCGAATAAAGCATTCAAACCTGGTTCTAGCTCTTTTGTTAACTGTTGACGTGAGATAGCCATAATTTGTCTCCTTTATATACCTGCCGTACCACTTCTAAAGAAGTGATTGTTGATTCTTACTAATACATTAACACCAGATGTTGAAGTATCAGAATCAGTAGCACCTTCTTGGATATCAATTGCTTGTACCGCGAAAGTAGTAGCTATTCCTGATGTATTAACAGCTAATTGTTTTTCAGAAATACCAGTTAAAGTATTTCCTGAAACGTTTGTTAATGAGTAGTTCTTAAATAGATCTGCTCTTGTGAAAGCAGCATTAGCGTCTACTAAATAAACAGTATTCGGATCATCTACTACGAATGCAGTAATTCCTGCAACCGCAATACTTCCCGGATAGTTGTTTCTAAAAGTAGGCTTTTGTGTTGTTGGATCATTATAGAACACACCATTGAACACACCAATAATTCGATCAGATGTATTTGATCTAGCCAACGTTACGTTACCCGCAGTCGTTGGTTTTACTGGATCGCCTTGAAATATAGCAGTAGATAAATTGTTTGCTACTGTATATCTGTTTTGAGCGTTGTTCCATGGAGCTCCATTAATTGATCTGTACGGTCTAAGACCGAACTTTTCATTTATGTTTGCCATAGTTTTTCTCCGTTTTTATTTTTAGTTACGATGGTATAACAAAAAAATTATTTTTTTCGTCCACCACCAAAAGTTACACGAGTTTGTCTATTAATATTAATAGGCATTCCCGGATTCTGTTCCTTCATGAGATCATTATCTACAGCGGTCATTTGGTCTTGAGTAACTCTTGCGAAATACTCAGCGCGTGATTTTGCAATCTCTAATGGTATCCTTGCCAGAACAAGGCCACCAACCCCAATGTACCCAGCATAACGATGTGATTTGTCATACACAGGATAGTTGTGAGATCCACTTTCAACTTCTTCAGATTTAACTAGTTCATAGCCTTCTCTAAGTCGTTTACTCATGTTTGCAGTATCTTGAAATCCTGCAATCTCGTATCTTAACCATCTATGTACAAATCCATCCTTAGGCTTTGGTGCATCCAAAGATGATGGAGGCGTCCAGTGTTTTGGTCTTTCGTTTTTTGACCTTTCGTCTGTCGCGCGTGAGGTTTTGTTTATGTCTTCCATATTAAGCTCCTTCCTTCACGTATTTAGCGTATTCTTCTAGTGGCACCCCTAATTTTTTAGCCATAACAACTTGTGCTTTGGTGAGTCGCACAGTTCTGCGTCCTGAGTTGGTTCTACCAGCAGGGGCAACAGTTTGGACGATTTTTTTCTGTGGTTGCTCCTGTAAATCAGTAAATTTATGAGGGAATGAATCCTTCATTAATTTATTTATTTCAGTATAATACTCATCACTTTCAGTGTCAAACCCTTGACTTACTAAATCTTCGTGAATTGTATATGCAGCATTAGTCATAATTTTATCGTTACCAAACCATGTATTATTTTCTGCCCATTTTTGAGCTTTTCTTGATGGTTCAGGCGGTAAATTATTAGCTATTTGCTGATCTACGTTTGTTGATTTTTCTTCAGGTTTTTGCGTCTGAAGAGCCCTCTCAGCATTTGTAAGTTTTGCACGTTCTTTTTGAACAGCTAAACTTGTCAACTTTTCTTGAGCCTGCATAATAGATTCAGCATCCTGATTTTCTATTGCAGACTTAAGTTGAGATTTAACAGATGCAGTTTCTGCATCTACTCTTGCTTCGAATTCTTTAATATATTGTGTATCATAAGTGCTTACATTCTTTTGCAACTCTTGAAGTTGTTTCTGAACTCCTTTTGCATATTGAACTGCAGCTTCTCTTTGACGTTCAGCTTCTCTTCGCGCACGCGTAAGCTGATTAATTCTTAACTGAACAGAATCCGTATGTTCAGATAGATTATCTTTTTTTACAGGTCTAATAGGTTCATCAGTTTCAGCAACTTCTTCAACTGTGATTCCTTCTATACCTGGTTTTTTTACTTCTGAACCAATACTTTCAACTTGTTCGTTTACTAATTTTGGTTTTTCTTCAGTTGCTTTTGTTTCAACAACAACTTCAGTTTCTCCACTTGTTACTTTTTGCTCCTGTTTTAGTTCTGACATTTACATCTCCTTAGTATGTATGTTCGATGTCGCGCGGATCCCCTATGGTTCCGATTATATCGTCATCATTTAATATTCTCACTTCGCCGCCTTCAATTCGGAAACGACTTCCAGCGTATCTTCCAAACATCACCCATTGTCTTTCTTTACACCATGCGCCTGATGGAAATCTTTTTTCATCTTTATAACAAAGGTCTCCCATCTTCAGCACGTAGCCAACAACTGTAGTGATTTGAATCATCTCGTGTGATTTATCTGAAAGAATAATTCCCCCTTTAGTTTTTTGTGGTCCTGACCACGGTAAAACTAAAATTCTCCAACCTGTTGGTTGAGGTAATCGTTCTATTGCAGATTTTGATAATGATTCTGGATCTAGAAATGTTTTCTTGATTTCTTCTTCAGATTTATAGGCATCTAAAAGGCCTTCCTTATGAGGAGGTATCTCCTCGTTCTTCGTCGTCTTCATCTATAAGCTCCTGTTTTTTTTGCAGGTCCGTGAGTTCCTGTTGCAAATCATTTAGTGATTTGATTTGACCTACAATATATTGGTATTTCTCGAAAGAGTCAACACCAGATGTAGTGGTCTGTGTCAAATTTGCCACTTTAGGAGCAATTATCTTCTTTTTTATGTAATCTATTATATCCATTATTCTATAGTTTTCTTTTCACGTTTAATATGACCAAGAACAATTCCTTTGTGAGATCCTTCTTTAATTGTATAACCAGAAGTACCGTTACCATTAATATCCACTTCTTTACGGCTTCTTAATAGTATATTATTTTTTTCTTGAATTTTTTTAGCAATAAAATTGTTTGCTATTAAATCTTTTAATCTCTCTATCATTCTAAAATGTTTTTTCTATTTTTAATATTGGTTTATCTATGTTAGGTGAGTTTATATTATTGCAAGAATATAGCAATAACAGAAATAACAAGTATTTCACTACCCGTTTTCTTGTTCTTTAGGTTGTGGTTTATTAGCCATAGTTCTCGCAACTGATTCCGCGCTGCGCCCCACGACATACCCCCCAAGACCAATCTGCAAAAGTGTCCATACGTCTCCTGGAAGAGTAATAGTTATAGAAGCTTTAAAGAAGAATAAGATTACTGGTCCTAATACATAGTTCCATATTAATATAAAAATTAATACGTACATTAAAAGGGGCCTCCAGCTCGATGCGAACCAGCCAGCTTTAGCCTCTGCTTCAATAATCTTTGCAGCTGCAGTTAGTTCTTGTGTATGAGATTGCATTAATTGAGTTTGCAAATCTGCTTTCAATTTAGCTTGAAGATCTTTGTCAGGTATTGATTTTTCAATAGTATTAAATAAAATTTTAGCTAGTGGTGCAATTGCTTGTATCATTATTTAACTCCTGTAAATTTTTGTCCTTTAACTTGAATTTTACTTACACCTTGAATACTTGTTTTACCACCTCTACGATATGGACAACTCATTCCACCTTCTTTTAATCCCATAGATTTTTTTTGTTCAGCTGCTTCAAGCTGTTGTTTTTTTTCTTGTGCTTCTTTATTGTATTTATCAGATAAAAATCTTGGAGCTAATCCTAATTGACTTCCAATATCTCTCGCAGTTTGAGATCTTTCAAAAAGATCTTTAACCATAAATACTCCACCCATAGCTTTTTTAGTTTTTAATTGTCCACCTTGTTTTAACATTGGACTTGCATCACTAACTTTAGAACCTTTTCTATAAATTTCAGATTCTTTTAATTTTGTATGAACTTCATGTCTTGTTCCAAATTCTTTTTTAGTTTCTGTTGGTTGTTTTATTTCTTTTCCTAAATATGCTTTTGTAATTTTTAATCCTTGTGGGTTTGGTCCTTTTTCAGGGGGTGGGCCGAAACGTTTCCCGCCGGATAATCCACCACCCATTTTCTTTTCTACGTTTTTAATTACACCTTTATTTAAAGAAGCATAAAATACTTTTTTAGCATCAGAACCATATTGTTCTTTCATTGCTTTTAAAATTTTTTTTCCTTTTTTATTTAGAGGCATAATAATGGTGGATGAATTACTTCATCGCTCTCCCTTTGGCATCTTTACCTTTTTTCTTTAAAGCTCTTCCTGCTTTATCTTTCATGCCATTCTTTTTTGACTTTTTCATTTTTGTTTCCTTGTTAGGTTTGCTTGAAGTTTAGCTGCTTCTAAATTTAATTTAGCTTTGTCAGCTTCTTCTTTGTTCTCCAACTTCATCTTTTCGAGTTCCATCTTTTCGTCAAACCTTAAATCTTCATTTTGTTGAACGAAAGCAGACTCTTGAGACTTTTGTTGAATCTCTAATGCTTTAATATCTAATTCTCTTTGTTTTAGCAACACTAAAGGATCTTTTCTTGAAGCTGTGTATGCTTCTTCAACTTGAACAGCTTGTTCAGTTAGTTGAGCTTCTGTTTGAGCTATCAATGCTTCTACTTGTAAAGCAAATTCTTGTGGATTTTGATTTTGCATCGCAATCATTTGAGCATTTTGCGATATTTGCATGTTAACAACTGCTCTAGCTTTGTAAGAAATGTGTTCTGTGATGTGTCTTTGTAAAATTGCGTACACTGCAGGGTTAATTTGCACCATTCTTGTACGCATAAATGCCATATGCACTGCAATATGCGCATCGTGATCTTGTCCTTGGAATGCTCTAAGGTTTTTTAAGTCCATAGAACGCATATTTTCTTGTGCTGGATCCATTGGTGCTTTGATATAGTCCTCAGGTACTAAAATTTGATCAATATTTTTAGTTCCAAGCGAATCATAGATACGTCTATACACTTCATGCATGTTGTGCATCGCTGGATTTGTCTGAGCAATCTGTAATTGTGTCTGTGCAAGTGTTACTCTTTGCGACATTGAGAAAATATTTGGATCTGCAACTGGTAAAACATCAACTCTATCATCAAAGTCCGCTGCTTTAACAGTTCTTTCACCACCATAAACATCATAAGGATATTCTGGAGGTAAATAATCAGCAAAAATTCTAGCTAATAACTTAAATTCTTTTCTCATTGCATTGTAACATCTCTTTTGAACAGCTGACATCACTCTAGAACCTTTTTCTAACAGTGCAATTGTCGTGCCAACAGGTGCTTGTGAATTCATATCCCCTACTTGAGGGTCGCTGATCGCTGCAAAACGTTGTCCAGCTTCAACACAAAAGCCCATTAATTGAAATAAAGTTGGACTTGGTTCTTTAAAAGGTAAAATTTGAAACTGATCTCGTATATTTCCACCAGGTGCATCTACATCTCTAAACTCTCCTGGTGTAAAAGGTTGGTCATCATCTCTGACACGCATACCTCTAGACTTAAATCCTGCTGGTAAATTAGCTAATGTACCTGCATCAAGTAGTTGTCTAAGTGCGTTTGTGGCAGCTTTAGTTAAACCACCAATCATATGTACTAAACCAAAACCATAGAATCCTAATCCTGGTAAAAATTTGTATTGAACAAAGTATTCAATTCTTTTTACTGCTTCATCACCTTGTCTATAATTTCTATAAATAGATAAAACTTCTCCACTTAATTCATCTACAGTCACAATGTAAGGGATTTTAACTTTCTTTTCAGTTTTATTATCATCAAATTGATATTGATCTAAATCTAAATCAACATGCATTTCTAAAATTCTAAATAATTTATCTTTACCATAACTCGGCTTCGCGCCTGATAACTCAGAGTATTTTTTATCGATTGTGTTTTGTGGGTTATCGTTTGGTTGTAAATCTACATTTCTATAAAAACCAGATGTTTGACGTTTTAATGAAACTCGGAACTGAACTTGTA